CCGATCGCCCCGGTCAGTTCCTCGATCGCGGTGCCGCTTTGCTGGGCCACATACGACAGCCGTTGCACTTCGTCGGTGGTGAGGCCCGTGCGATCCGCCACGCGCACGATCTCGTCGCCCATCCGGAGCAGCTCTTTGCCGAAGCTGACGACCGCGCCCACGGAGAACGCAATCCCGAGCGTGCCGGCGAGGCCCGAGAGCTGATCCTTCCAGCTCGCCGTCATTTTCGTGGCGCTCTCGGTCGCCACGTGGACTTTCTTGGTGGCGTCCGCGAGGTCGCGCATGTCCTGCGGCGCGGTCTGGCCCAGACGCTCAAACTTCTGAATCGCCTCGGTGACGGTGGCGTTCACGCGCGCCATCTCGGCATCGGTCAGCTTCGCCGCGCCGCCCGTCTTCGTCACCGCGGCCGTCATGAGCTGCGCGTCCTGGATGAGGCGCGTGCCCGCCAGGCTGTTCGCCATCTTGTTGAGCGAGGTTTCGACTTTGCCGGCGCTGCCTTCGAAGCCCTTGAGCGACACCTCCGCCTTCGCGCACGCCTGCACGAAACTGGAGAAGTCGGCGACGAGCGCGCCCTGCATCATTCGGGGTTCTCACGCTTCAGCATCTCGACCAGCACCTCATACACCTCACTCGGGAGCTCTCCCACCCACTCGTATTTCCACCCCTTCATGGCGCGACAGAGGGCGAGGTCGCTTTCGATCCAGTCGCGCCACTGGGGTTTTTTGAGCGGAACGCCTCCCGCGCGGCGTCCAGCGCGGCTTCATGGGCATCGATCGACTCGACGATCTCCGCGTACGTCTCTGGGTCCAAGTTGTCGATCGCCGAGTCCGACACCGGCACCGCTTTCCCGTCGGCGTCGACGAGGGACCAGCCGATCACGTACGCGCTGACCTTGGTGCGGCCGACGTATTTCGGATCGAGCACGACCTTTTCGCCCGGCGTCAGGTCGCGCATCATCCCGGCAAACATCAGGCGCTGTTCCCCGGCGGTGATCCGTTTTTTGATGTCGATGAAATGGGCGTCCGCGTCGGCTTCGGCGATCTTGGCCTCGGCGGTCGCGAGGGCCTCCGGCGTGGGCGTCGCCTCTTTGGTGTCGATCAGGGCCTGGTGCGCGCGTCGATGGACGTCGACGAGGAAGAGCCGGACGACTTCGGGCTGAATGAACCGACAGCGCGGCATACGCTTACTCCTTCGGGCCGAGGCGCGCCGTGAGCGTGCCGCCCGTGATCTGCAGGGCCGTGAGGGGCCGGACGAGCGATCCGACCACGAACGTCACGGGCGACTGCGAGACCCGAAACGTGTCGACGTCGAGGAGCGTGGCGGTGAGCGTCTGGTCGTCGAGCGTCCACGATCCGAGCGTGGCGGCCCGCTGGTACCCCCAGCGAATCTCCGCCGCCACGCCGCGGATCGTGAGTGGCATGACGTCGTTACGGCTTGCGGCCCCAGGCCCCATTGGCCACGAAGTTGCCGCTGAGCGTGTTCGCGCCGCTGACCGGCACCGCGACCGACGCGTCGAGCCACGCCGGGCCGTACCAATAGACGGTCGGGGACGCCGAGGACGGATAGAGATACATCTTCACGCCGTCGGTCGAATCCGCGCCGGTGAAGAGGCTGAGCCCGGCGTCATCCAGGAAGCCCGAGAGCGTCCCCTTGACGTCCTTCAGCCCTTGCACGTAGGTTTTGTTCGCGTCGCCGAGGGCCGTCACTTCCACCTTGTCGGTGGAGAGATCGAGCGTCCAGCCGGAGAGCGAGGTGGTCGTCGTGGCCGCGCCGGACCCCGTGGTGCTCAGATAAACAACGCCGCTTTTCCCGTGGTACCGAGCCATGTATGTCTCCCTGCTCCGCTAGGCAGCCCGCTGCTGCAGGAGCGTTTGTAAATCACCGATCACCGTGGTCGCGCGCGTGCGCCACGACGACTCGGCCACACAGGCCGGTAACTGCTGTTGCACCTGCGCGCGGCCCTCGGGGTCCGCGAGCCACGATCGAATCAAGGCCGACGCCTCGGCCGGCGTCTCACACGTCGGCACGAGCGCCCCGAACACCTCGGGAATTTCCTGCCGATACGTGCTCAGGGAAAACGCGCCACACGCCGCGAGCTCGTAGGCGCGCGGGTTCAGACTTTCCGCATGCGTGATGTGCTGGGCATGCTTCCCCCACCCGACGGACGTGCGATAGAGATTGAGGCCGACTTTCGCGCGGCGATACAGCGCGGCCGTCGTCGCATTGTCAATTTGCTGCCCTTTCAGAAAGGGCCGCAGCGGATGCCGCCGCCCCACGGCCTCCCACGATCCGTAGAGCCCCAGGTCGATGCCGGTCCAGTCGATCGCGCTCAGCCAGTCGACGCGTTCCTGAAAGGCGGAGCCGACGAACACGACGTCATGCGCGGCGACGGCCGCATCCCCGGGGTGCGGGCCCGGCTGATGCCGCTCCGGATGCCACGCGTGCGGGAGATAGCCGCTCTGCGGATTGACCGCCTGAAACGCCGCCACGGCCGAGCGTTCATTCGTCCAGCACCCGTCAACGAACTTCGCCATCTCGAGCTCTTTCGGGAGGTCGTACGGCGTTTCCGTAAACAGGACGAAGACCTTCAGGCCCGCGCGCTTCATCATCAACACCACGTCGAGCGGGACGAACATGCCGCTCACGAGGAAGACCCCGTCGAGCCCGCGGAAGACGTCGTGCCAGAGCGCCATCACCAACGCTTCGCCACCGGCTTGGAAAAAGACGTCCGCCACATTCGGCTTTTCGATCGCGGGGTGGTGCTTCTTCGCGCGGCGCCAGTTGTAATAGAGCCAGCCTTGCGAGCGCGCGATCCGCGCGTCGAGCGCGTAGTCGATGACCTCGACCCCGTGGGCCTTCAGGCCATAGCGCAGGCCGGTCGCCACATCCGCGGTGGACCAACTCGCGCCGGGGCCGATGAGCAGCAACTTCACGGCTTGCGCGCCTCGCAGAGGTAGCCGGTCGTGGCTTTCACTTGGCTGTGAAACCCCCAGCACTCAAACCGCCGGAGAAAGTCGTAGGCGGCGAGTCCTTCCTGCGTCCACGCACAGGGCGTGATCGTCACGTCACGGAACGCCGCGAGCAGGAGTGCCCACGCTTGTTCCGTGAAGCGCCAGTAATCGGGATAGTCCGCGGTGCGATGGTCGGGCCACAAAAACGGCGAGGTCACGAGCAAGAGACCGCTCGGTTTCAGCACGCGGAAGACTTCACTCACCGCCAGCGCGGGGTGCGTGCAATGTTCGAGCACTTCCGTGAGCACCACGCCGTCGAAGCTGTCCTTCGGAAACGGCAGCGCCAAGAGATTGCCCTCGCGGTCTTCGCCGTTCTGCCCGAACGTCAGATAGCCGTCCCCCAACCAGCGGCGCGGGTTGTACACGCCGACGTCGAGAATGTCGCGCCCGAGCGCCGCGCGATGGGACCAGATCCAGTGTTCGAGCTGGAGCCGGTGATAGTCCGGCACGAACTCGTGCAGGCCCGGCGTGGTCTGCATCCACTGGAGCAGGTACGCTTGCTCTTCCGATTGGCTCAGGCCGTAGAGCAACACGTCGCGGCTCATCGTCGGGCTCCGTCGCGAATCGCGATCCAGACCGCCGTGGCCTGTGCCGCGATCGCCGCGGTCGGCCCCTCGACCCCCCACGCCGCCCCGTCCGTGGCCGTCGCCGTCAATCGCGCGCGCGCGCGCGTCACCGGCAGGACGCCGTACCGCTCCGGTGGATGCTGGGCGATCCAGTCCGCGAGTCGCGTCACCTGCATCAGGCCGTGACAGGTGCCGCAGGACGTCCGCACGCCCTCCGGCGTGACCTCCACGGCCCCCTCGCGCCCGCACGCGCAGAGCGGACAGAACGCCGTCATGCGCTCACCACGATCTGGTAGCGCCCGCCGCGATGTTGCCAGCGAATGGACGCGTCGAGGGCGTCGACTTCCGTGTACCGCACCCGCGCCTCGCGCTGGGTGAGGCAGTGGCTGTAGCCGGTGACCGTCAGCGGTTGGCCATCGAGCAGCGTGTCGATCCGGGCCGCCGCTGTTTTCGCATTGAGGCCGCTGGCGCCCTTCTCGACAAACTTCACCAGATACGTCGCGTCTTCGAACGCGCGCGCGCGAAACATCGGCACATCGTGTTCGTCGACGAGCGAGATAATCACGAACTTCGTGGCGTTCTGCGCGGCTTCATCGAAGTAGACGCCGTCGGTCGCCAAGGCCATGAGCGTCGCGTCGGCGAGCACCTTGGCCGTCAGGGCCGCGTCCACGTCGGAGCTGTCGGCCATTTAGGCGTCCCCACTGACGGCGAGTCCATGCCGCACGAGCAGCGCCTTCAACTGCTCGTACATCGTTCGACGCGCGCGGATCATGGTGCCGACAAACACATGCGTCGGCGGCGTCCGTCCCCACATCGTCCCGGTGCTCTTGCCGCTGATCCAGTGGCGCGCTTGTGAGCCGTTGTCGAAGAGCCAGGCGATCGGATCGTGGACTTTCACGATCATGGCGGCGCCGAACTGCCCCGCCGATCGCGGGGCCACGGTGACCGAGTCGACCAGATCGCCGGTCACCCGGTGCGCGCCGTAGACCGCTTTCACGTCCGCCGCGGCGCCGTTGCCCGCGCCTTCCACGAGGTGTGAGGCTTCGCCCGTCAGATCGGCCGGGAGAGTACGCAGTTGGGCGCGCAACTCGTCGAGCCCGGAAAACACGAACTTGGTCGAGCTCATGGCACCACTTCCTGACAGAGCAGCACGAGCTCGAGGTTCCGCTCCTCGGGATTCGCGATGCCGGTCACGCTGAACACCCGCGTGCCATACGTCACCTTCGTCTCCGTCGTGATGCCGTCGTGATACGGCAGCGTCACGAGATGCGAGGCTTGCGCTTGGACCGTGTTCGCGACGACGCGCTCCAGGTTCTTGACGGTTGCCGGTTTAATCTCCGCCCAGACCGACGCGGGCGAGAGCGCGCTACTCGCTTCCGTAAACCCGCCGTCCCCATCCGCGACTGGCGCCGCGGGATTCGAGAGCGTGACGAGATGGCGCCGCTGCCCCGCCCTCACGCGCATGGCGGTTTCCAGAACACCCGGTCCGTCCAGCACGCCTCGGCCGCCTCTTTCGCGCGTACGCCGTACTCTTCGAGTCCGTCCCGGTCACAGTCCAAATACGTGACGTACGATCGGAGCCCTTGCCGGATGCGCTCCGGGATCAACTCCTTCGCCGTCCAGCCGACGACGTAGGTGATCTCCACCGGCCCCGAGAGCCGATCGCTCTGCACCGTCGGCCACGTTTGCAGCGGCGCCCGCACCACCCGACCCGGCCGGCTCACCGTATCCACGGTGTAGACGGTCGTGGCCAGGGTCTGCAGGACGCCCGCCGGGTCGTAGTACTTGACCGACGTCACGCTTTGGAGCGGCGCCGCCATCGGCAACCAGATCACGTCGGCGAACGCCGGCCCCGTCAGTTTCCAGGTCTGCGTCAAGAGCCCGCGGGCCAGGACGTCTTCGGCCGCCCCGCGGGCGGTTTTGATGTAGCTATCGAAGAGCCCGTCTTCGACGGCGTGCGTGATGCGCGCCTGCGCCTTCGCTTCCGCGACCGAGAGCGGCTCAATCGTGGGCGCCAGCGTCTGGATCCACTCCCAGCCCGCGCCGTCCATTTAGGACCGCGCTTTCGCCGATCCTCGTTTGACGGCCCGTTCCGGATCGCGCGCGACCGCCGTCTCCGGGGCCTCGTCGTCTTTCAGGGCGACCGCTTGCACGCCGTCGAGCCACGCGCGTTGGGCCGCAGTCGGCTCGGCCACCTCGATGATCTGGCCGGCCTGAAACGGAAACCCCTCGGTGCCGGACGGGGTCGTCTGGAGAAACTTGATTTTCACGAGTTACGCGGCCCCTTCGATCGGACCGGGGACCCAGGCTTCGCTGACGGAGGTCGGTTGCGTCACCGGCCGGCGCCGCGCGTTGTATTGAATGACGACCAGGCTGTCGATCGTCGTGGACGTGCCGCGCGTCACCCGGCACTTCATAAATTGCTTGCCGGTATTCAGCACGTCGAGCATGTGCTGATTTTTCACGGCGTCGTTAACGAGGGTGCCCAGCAGATCCGCGTAGGCACCGCCCGAGGCGACGTCTTGGCGGGCGCGAATGTTGTTGTTGGCCGCCGGCGTGCCGAAGCGCACGAGGAAGCAGATCCCGGCGAAGCCCGCCATGTCGTAGGCGGCGCTGTCGATCGTGGACGTGCCCGCGGCCGTCGGCGCTTCCGCCGTGATTTTGCAGTCATCCAGGAACATGAAGCCTTTCGCGCGAGGCGGGCGTGATCGCATCGACCACGCCCGCGCCCGACGGGGTTATGCGCCCTGAATGAGGTACTTAACCGGGTTCGTGCCCGCGTCGAGCAAGTCGCCGTCATGCCGCGACAGCGCCAGGAACGCGACCTGGCCCAGCAGCGCAAACAGCTCATCGAGCCGGACCACGACCACATCCCGGACGTCACGGATGATGTATTTGTCGAGTTGCCCGAACAGGAGCGACTTCGTGCCCGCGCCGGTCGCGGCCATCGATTGATTGATCACGTACTGGTAACCGAGCAGCGTGTCGGGCGTGCCCGCCGAGAGGCCGGGCACCCAGAGCGGCGCGCCGGTCGTGTCGCCCGAGTACTGCAGCACCTTGGTCTTCTTCAGGATCTTCAGCGCCGAGTCGTGCATCATGAATTTGCCGTTGACGCGATACGCCGGGTCCACGGAGTGCACGACGTCGATGAGGTTGTCGTAGCTGATGACGCCGTTCGACGCGGTGGTGATGCCGCTCGAGGTCCCGGCCGTCACGATGCCGTTGGGCTGCGAGCCGGTGCCGGTCGTGAAGTGATCGTTGGTGATGCGCGCGATGCGCGTGCCGAGCGCGCCGCCGAGGAACTCGTTCGCATTGATCGAGGTGTCCTGCAGGAACTCCATCGAGGCCAGGATGTACTTCGAGCTGTACTTCCAGGCATCGAGCACGAGCTGGCCGAACGTCATTTCGAGTTCGGTGGAGGTCGTGTTCTCCCCGATGATCACGCCCTTGTTCGCCGTGTCGTTCGTGGTCGGAATCGGCAGGGGCCCGCCCGTCGCCGTGCGGATGACTGTGGAGGTCTGCCGCATGGCCCCGTAGGCCAGGAGCGCGACTTCGAGCGCCCGCATCGTTTCATCGGCCGTGGTGTAGCCGCCGGTCGTCGTGGTGGACTGCAGGCCGGTCAGCGCCGCGCGCTCTTCGGTGAGTTTGGTATTCCAGCGCCGGAGATCTTCCTCGCTCGGCCGCAGCCCGTTCGCGTCGGGTGCCGTCGGACGCAGGGCGGGCCCGAGCCGAATGACCATCCGCTTGGAGTCGAGGTTGAGGCCGCAGCGGGCCGCGAGGTCGCGCTGTTCGGCGGTCAACTCGGCGCCGGGCGCGCCGGCCGTCATCCAGGCGCGCAGCGCTTCGCCACGGTCGTAATCCGTCAGTTGGCGCGATGACCCGCGATGTGAGGATCCGCGCGTCTCGACCTGGGTCGGCTCGCTGCGCCGCCCTTGGGACTCGTTCAGGCTGGCCTCGGTCGTTTCCTGACGTTCCATCCGGCCGATCTGCTTGGTGATCTTCTCGATGTCGACGTGAATCGCATCGAACCGGGCTTCGTCTTCGGCTTTCGGTGCGTCGCCCATCGCGGCGAGCACCTCGTTGGCCTGCGTGACGAGCTCGCCTTTCTTCTGGCGCCACTCCTGCAGCGTGAGGCCCAGCACAAACAGGCTCGCCCCGAGGGCTGAGGCCAGGTGCGTGCCGCTCGTGATGAAGAAATCGACCACGGAATGCACGACGCCGGCATTGTGGATGATCGGGAGCAGGTCACTGACCAGAGAGAAGGCGCTGAAATGGAGCGCGAGCAGGATGGGCAACATGGACTCTTTCCTTGTGGTCGCCTGAAGGAACGAGCCCCTGAAATGCCAAAGGGCGTCATCAACAGGCGAAAAAATCATTTCGCCGTGTCGACCACGCCCTAGATAGCCGGGAGGTGGTGGACCGATTGTCGCTGGGCGCCGCGCAGGATGGCCTGACGCGGGCGGACAGCTCAGGGTGTTTGCACTACGGTAGCAGGTTGTCCGTCGGCGGCGAGTTTTGAGATACGAAACTCAAATGCTCGCGAATCACGGTCGACAAATCCACATCGCGCCGCAGGG